AACCTGCTGGAAGGTTAGATAGTGTGCCAGCGTCTATTAGCTGCCTTAGAATGGACGTAGAAGCTCTGGAAAGACCGCCTATAGTATGTGTGAGACCAAAACCATAAAACCCAAGACCAGGTAGAAACTTATAATGCACAAAATAAGGCACTTTCCTACGGAGCGGATCACTTTCATTGAAATTCCGTTTGATTGATAAGACATCCCCAGTGTCCTCCATAATTGTTACGATATAGGGCATCTTCAATCCTGTCGGTTCACCATCAGCTCCAATATCTTCAAATCCTTCAATATCTAAATCTGTGTGAACTTCATAAACCATTATCTCTTCATTCTGTGAAGAGCTACTTGCAATACCCTCTATCTCGTTAATTGTATCCTTCACTTCGTTCATAGTGTCTGAGTCAGCGCCAGAACTAGGAAGGTCTATATTTTTATAAAATCCTGATAATTGTAGTTTTTTAATTTCGTTTTTATCCATGCGAATGCAGTGAGTTATTCTCGTTGCTGTTGCCAAGTCTGTTGCACTGTAAGGAACAATTAAGTCCTCAGAATGCACAAACTTACTGACAGCTCTTTGCATTGAAGGATCAAAGTAAACTTTTTTAAATGCTGAACCTACAATCGGAAGATAAAACAACATTTGATCTAATTCAGGATCATATTCTTCCATCTCGTAAGTTATTTGGTAATTCATATAATTTTTAACACGCTCTGCTTGAGCTGTTACTTCTGGAGTTTCTGCTCCAATAATTGATGTCTTGACAGGTCCTCCAGCAGGTAGCATTTCACGATACGCCTGTGCTTGAAACTGCGTAACAGATTCAGCTAATAACGGATGTACTATACCAGACGCTCCCTCGAAAGGCTCTGATCTGTCTTCGTAACTCATACCAAGAAGTTCTAATCCACTTTTGTACTGTTCTTCCCAATCACTTCTTGAATTGATATCTTCTTCTATATTTCTTATAATTTCATTAGATATTTCTGATAATACATCTTCATCAATGTGTTCTGCTAGGTTTGCATCAAACGGAATAGCTATGGGAGCTTCTGTTTCCATCTCCATATCACCAACAATCGCTGATCCATCCTCTAATTCTGTCACACCTTCTACCAAAGCCTCTGGAGGCAGTTTGACTAAATTAGCTTCCAGTTCTGGAGCGACAGCATCTGCTATGCCATTTATATTTTCAATCGCCATTTCAAATCCTATCTAATAGAGAATCCGCCACCTTTAATTGCAGCACCCATACCACGGCATCCCATTTTACCACCTTTTGCAACACCACCATATTTCATCTTTTGAACTTTACCACCATATTCCATCATTTTAAAATCTGCGCCAGATATTGTACCATCTTTGTTTTTATCTAATTTTTTTTGTTTACCTGTAAGTTTTTTATTTTTTTGATTTGTTTTAGCAACATTTTTACTAAAATCTTCATTCAAAATTTCTGTTTTATCTGCTTTTAAACTCTTAGGTCTTGGTTTAGGCATTGGAACATCTCCACCTTCTTTCATGCCTTTTGCTTGAACTTTTTTTATCGCTTCCATTAAACCGCCCTTTCTCATTTTTCTTATTGCTCCACCGTATTTTTTACCAAACATTTTGGCAAAATCAGATTCAAATTTATCAGCTATTTTTTTGGTTTGTGACGGGGATAACGATTCACCTTTACCAAAAACATTACCCTGCTCTTCTATTGCTCTTATAGCTGCTTCTAATTCAGCTTGACTTAATTTTTCGCCACCACTTTGCATTTTTTGTACTACTTTACCACCGAATCTAGCTTTCATAATATCATTCCTTTGTATTCCAAATGCACCAGGCTTCTGAATTGAGTTACTTTTAGCGCTTAGTTTAACAGGTTTAGTTCTTATCTTACGAGGCTTTTTAGATCTCTTCATCAATTGAGCTAAATCTTTTTCAGATTGAGAATCTAAAGCCATAGCCATATTGACTCCAGCTAAAGAATCTCTTTTCTTTTTATTAGACATTATCTAATCCCTTTAAACATTCCGCCTCTGCCTTTGGCAACACCGCCCATGTTCATCTTCTTAACTTTACCACCGTCCATCATACCAACGGGCATGGACTTGGTTGTGTTTACTACGCCACCATCTGCTTTTTTTGCTATTTTGCCTAAAACAATTTCTTTTATTCCTGCGGGAAGGTTTTTCATTGGATTAGCTCCTCGATTTGCTTTAACCAAAGTACCTTCAGATTTTAAAATATTTTCTGCAAGTTTTTGCATTTTTGAACTCATTTTATTTTTACCAGCCATTAGTAATACTCCATTTTTCTTCTATATCCTGGTTCAAATTCTTCATCGTCAGGTGTGGATATAAAACCACCTTGTCTGAATCTTAGTATAGCCTGTGTCATTGAATCTGCCAAGTCATCATGATCTCCATGTGGAAAACTCGCACATTCCTCAACAACTTCCTCTGCAAAATTAGCATCTGGTCTCCATACCATACCACTTTCAAACACAGGTGCGCAAGCATTCATCCTTGCAAACTTATCAGCACCTTTGCTCGGTGTAAAGGGTGTAACAGGAATACCCATACGTCTTAATTCTTGTGTTAAAGGTGTACCACTTGCTTTTTGCTCTATCAATATCATGTCTGGATCATAAGCATCGCTTAATTCATAAGCCTTTTGCTTCAGTTCTGGGAAATCCCATCTGCCCTTCTCTGCATCAAGTAAAATAATTGCATCACCCTCACCTTCTACTGGTGTAAATATCCCCCAAGTAGTAATAGCACTAAAGTCAGCACGATCATTTTTACTGAAAGCGGTATCGTATGATTGTATGATATATGAGCAGGGAGGTGGTTCAGCATGATCCCAAACATTCCACCATTCCCTTTTTATTATAGCTCCTTCTTCTGCCGTTGGGTTTTGCATATACTGTGCATTCCACTTGGCTACTGGAATTGACGCTTTTACTCCGTCTAATTCCTCTCGACTCCAATATTCGGGCCATAGTACATTGTTTGTATCTGGAAATATTGCAGGAAACTCCACGACTTCCCATCTATCTGCTCCTCCTTCAGCTTGCTTAGATATAACCCTAGCTGTTAAATCTTTAATACCCCATCTAGTCATAACAATAATAATTGAACCACCTGGCTGCAATCTTTGTCGAGGACCTGACGTATACCACTCATAAATACCATCAAGTGCAGTAGGGCTTAGTGCATCTTGTTCTGATACTGGATCATCAATGATACATAAATCTGCACCACGACCAGCTAACGCACCACCCACACCAACAGCGTAATATTCACCACCACCATTTGTTGACCATCTACCAGATGCCTTCGCATCACTTGCTAATTTTATATCAGGAAATATATCCCTGAAGTCATCGCTATCAATTAAGTTCTTGACTTTACGTCCAAAACCTACTGCAAGTTCTGCCGTGTGTGTCGCTTGTATTATCTTCAGATCAGGTCGTCTGCCCATAAGCCACGCTGGAAACAAGTAACTAGCAAACTCTGATTTAGTATGTCTTGGCGGCATATTGACAATCAAACGCTTAATTTTGCCGTCAGCTACTTTTTGCAACTTGTCCGCATATATTTTGTGATGTTTACCCTCAATGAAAGTGGGCCAAATCTTCTTTACAAACTTTAAATAATTTTCTTGACTTGTTTTCTGCTCTTCTAAAACTTTAAGACGATCAAGAAGAGGAGCCATCTTAGAGATTTCATCATCACTAAGATATTCTGCAAAATCTGAGGCTTGTAAAACCTGATCCATTATGCTGTCGCTAAGAGATTATCCAATGCTTGCATAACCTTACCACCTTCTGCATAACCAGCAACCCCGCCTTTTTTCATAGACTTAGGGGCAGCAACACCTGTTAACATCTCGATTAACTTATTTATATCGCCTGTGTTAAAAGTAGATGGAACGAAATCACTAACATTACTGGTAAAAGGTGAATCAACAACTGTTGGAACTGTCTCTGGAACAGGTAAAGGATCACCACCACCTATTACGTTTGGTGGCTTATCCTCTTCCTCTTTTTCTTCTTCTGGCTTTGGCTTTATTACAAATGGATTTTCATTATTATCATCACTACCCATAGGAGCATTCGGATCCATACCTTCCATTAAATTACCAAATTTATCCTTAGAACCTACGATAACATCTCCATCATAAACTGGAGTATAACCTTTTTGAGCTATTGAATCCAAAACCCTACCTCTTGAATAATTACTAAATTTATTTGCAAGAGATGTTAATGTTGGAATAGCCCCTATACCCGCATTTTTAAAAGGCTCTATAAATTCCTTTGGTGCTTCTATACCTGGCGCAACTATCGGGGGTGGCTCAAATGGCTTTATACCTCTACCCATAGCTGAAGAAGTTAAATTTTGTAAATTAGGTGCAGTGCCAACGCCCATAGCCTGTTCAGCAGCTAACCTATCTGCCTCATTTCTATCTGCTAGTGTTAAGGCAGTATCAAAATCATCGCCAACCCTGCTTTCTTCACGAGTTGTTGTATCAATATCAAATACTGTATCAACGGGTCCTATTCGACCTGCCATAGTTTCTAATGCAGTGTCAGGAACAATCCCACGATTAGGCTCTGGATCATATGGTGTAAAAGTTGTACCCATATCAGCATCTCTAATATCATTCAATATTTGTTGTTGAGCCTCATCAGATAATGATCTAAATGTATTTTCATCCATGCCAGCTATTTGACCTGTACCTGTCTTTACTGCACTTTCGGTCATAACATTCGGATCAACTCTTGAAGGATCTCCAAAAGAATCCACTTGAGGCATAGATTGTATTACATCACCCCTTGATCCAGCTCCTTGCGTACCAACTGGAGCTATACCTTTTTGAGCTTGATTGCCTCTCTGACTTAAAAAATTTGAAATCTGAAATGCGTCTGGCACATAATCAAAAATAGTATTCTTTAACGCACCATCTGGCTGACTCTCTACAAAACTTTTATTTTGTCCAAATGCTGTATTTAAATCAAGACCGTCCAAAACATCGTTGCTAAATGTAGAATTTAACGAACTAGGTCTAAAAGACGCTTGAACAATATCTGCTGGATTCACGTTTTTAGCAGAAGCTGTCAATGTGTCTTTATTGTCAAATATGCTAGCTAATTGTGTGCCAGTATCAGCAGGTCTTTCATCTTGAAGAACATCCAAGTTAGCCATAATAGAACTGTCATATTCCTTCTGACCAGCATCTGTTAAACTACCATCTTTGTTTATAAATCCCAAAGCATCAGCTTCTGTGCCACCAAAAACCTCATTTTCAGCTCTTGCAATCGCCTCTTGTAAAATCTCTGGTCTTGGTGTTGGAAAAGCAATGTCTTGATTGCTGTCGTCTCCACCAGTGTAAACACCAGAATCATCTGTGCTGTAATCAGAAACATCGTTGTCTTCGCTAAATCCATCATCACTTGTCGCATCTACACTGCCATAATCACTGAACCCACCAAAGTCGCTGTCATCAACCTCACCACCATCAAAAAATGCCCTTGGTGAACCACCCATCAACTGTGTGCTACCTGGCGTAAAGCCCTCATTGAATATTCGCTGGTCTATCATATTAAACATGTTAGGCCCGCCTCGCAAACCCATTGGCTCTCTTAATATGCCATTTTTGTCTTTTAACGGATCAACGGGTCTTGCCATCGTATCTTGTATTTGTGGAGGATTAAATGGACGAAATCCATTAATTCCAGAATCAAAAATAGATAAAAGCGGCTCTCCCGCCGTTTCCAAAGGTCTTGATAAATCTCCAGGTCTTGATAAATCTTCAGGGGGTTGTTGAGGTACACGCTGAAACATAGAAGGGCTAATTAATGGCTCCGCAATCTCCATTAAAGGTTGAGATGGGTCAAAAGTTTTTAAAGGTCCAAAAACACTTTGACCACCACTACCACCACCACCATTTAAATTAAAACGCTGACTAGCCATCTGCTGAACTTCTTGAATAAATGGCTCAACTTGCGTGTTATCTATCTGCTGAGATAAATAATCACCATAACTATCCAAAGGATTGCTCGCCACACCACCTAACCGCATGTTTACAGGCTGATTAAATATGTCAATATTCGCCATCGGATCTGGAGCTGGCATCATAGGAGCTGAACCCATCGAAATTGGGGGAGTCATAGCCGTTGCGTTTGATATAGATTTTAGAAAATTGTTAAAATTACCCCTACTTTGGGCTGTTGTCTCAAAATTTACCTGTGGCGGTTGTGGTGGTACTGGTGGTGTACCCATATTCCCGCCTAAAGGTCCATTCGCCATGAAATATCTCCACAAAAAACTATTTTATGCGAAGATACTATACGATTAATTTATTTTTGACAATAGAAAGCCCATTTCTTTATGGCTTTGAGCTAAAATTTTAGAAACCATGTCAGAATTTGCAGAAATATCGTCCTTCATTTTCTTCATAAGAGCCTCAATCCTGTCAACATCCCATTTCGTCAATGGCTCTTCATACTTTTTAACCTCATCATGCAATTTATCCATCTTGTCCATGTTTTTACACAAATATTTCGCTGATAAAACTACAGATATCGGAACTGGTTTCGTTCCATGCTCATAATGGTTCCACATCCTATGGCTCAAACCTAATTTCTTCGCCATGTTTACCTGACTTATTCCTAATTGATTGCGATAATTCAACATTTCATTGTTTTTTACTTTCGCATAGCTGTTTTCGTTACGTTTCATTGGCTTGTCTCCTTCAATATTTTATATTTTAATAAATCTTCCGTAAATTCAGCAACAGTTCCAAACCTTACAGGCTTGTAAACCTTGTCACAAACGTTGGAAGCACATGTCGATAGCAGATCATCTACGTTATCTTTGTCATATCCCATTATTTTACGAAAAACATCAATAACATCATTCGGATCGTCAGACTCAAAATCTCTGAAACCTGCGTATTCTAGTACATATCTAGGCATATTGCCCTCCTTTGACACAAGATGTAGCAATGAATGCTAAAAAGCGCAAGATTTTTTTTATAAAATTTTTTTTGGAGGTCGTATTTGAAATTGATGGGGGTCGTTTGAGGGGAACACGGTTTAGAAGATTTTTGCCAAAATTTATATAAATTTGGTGGTATGGTGGGGCTATACCGCCCCGTTTTATTCAGTAAAATCAATAACTTAGAACAATTGTTAGATATTGTATATTAACTAACAATTGTTCGATGTCATAATAAATTTTAGACAAAAAAATAGACCGTATAAAATTAATTATACGGTCTAGATTTAAACCTTAATTTCTAAAAGGTTTTAAGTTTGATTTATATTGGTTGTCTAATCCAAGTAATAAATTTGTACCGCCATTGTTAGCGAATACAGCACCGCCAGAGCCACTATTTACTTGTAATGGTACTTCATAGCCGTTTAGATCATAACG